TACAGAGACTGAACCACTAACAGGTTGGGTCGCTGGTAGATTCGTTACCGAAACATTCAACCCAGCATTGGTGACATTTACATTCTGTGTCGCAGGGAAAGTGACGCTGATGTTCTCTAGGGCTGCCAAGCTTGTGGAGTCTAACCCAACGGTTCCGCTTACCGGAATCGGGTTGCCTGTGCTGTTTGTTACCTCTACTTCGTTACTGACCGTAACGGGACCCGTTATAGTGGTGGATCCAGTTTTAGCCTCAATCTTGTTTAAAAGACTGACAGCCTTCCGTAACGAGGCGTCCGCCCCATCATTGATGTAGGGCGTGTCGTCCATCTAATTACAAACCCTTTTCGAGCGCCTCCAAGAAACTCAAACCCCTGTCTAGCTTTTCGGTTTTAGCCGGAGCAATGCCAGACCCAGCCCCAGGGGTTGCTTTCCGATACTCAGACAAATTGTCCTTGAGGCTCGCGAGTTCCTGATTGGTTTTAGATACGTAATCTTTGAACACTTGCACAACTAGTGGAAGAGTGACCGCCTGGTACGTCAAAGCAGCTCTCTGCCTGTGATCCAACGGTTCGGAATCCAGCTTTTCAGCATTTGCACGAAGTTCGTCGATTGTTTTATTCCAAGGCTCGTTGCCTTCAATTTTTTTCAGCAAAGGCATCTCCTCCTGAAAGGAATTCCAGACGTCTCCAAAAGCCTTCCTAGCTTCCTGATCGTATTGATCGCGACTCGCCTTTTCTGCTTCAGCATCACGCCTAGCAATAGCCTCAAGTGCTGATTTGCTTTCCCGTACGACTTCATCACGCTTGGCGTTGAGCAATGCCAACTCATCAACTTTAGTTCTTACGGCCAAAGCGTCTACGGGATCCATCTCGCTCGTAAGTTCCTTGAGGAGGGTTCTGCGCTTTGCCCCATCGGTTTCTAATGCGGCATCCAAAATTGGAGAGGCTTTAAGTTCGTATACTTTTGCTATATCCGTAATCGTCTGGGTAGTTTGTTTGATCGGTTCGCCAATTGTAGTTTTATACTCGCGAGTGGCTTCTACCCTCGAAATTCTCAGCTCACCTTCCAGCTCGTCCCGCTCTTTTTGGAATTGCTCTAGTTTTGCTTGGTACTCTGCAAGCTGGGAGTCGGTTTTGACATCTCCTCCCTTGTCTTCGACAGCCTCAGTGCGATTAGCGACTTTGGACTCAAAGTCTTTGAGTTTGGCTTTCGCTTCCCTCAACTCTTTAGTCAGTTTGGCAAAAGCAGTCTGTGCGGCCGGGGTAGATGCTTCTTGGCTTACTTCTGCCAAAGGTTCTTCTGGCTTAGTCTCTGGTTTTACTTCTTCCTTGGGCTCTATCCCTAAAGTACCAAGTTTATCAAGGATCGATGCTGGGGTTTTAGTTTCAGACTTTGGTTCCTCAACCTTGGCAACTGGAGCTGGTGTTGGGGCGGGTTCTGCTTTTACAGCTTTAGCGGCTGCCTTTTCATTGATGGGAGTTTTAGAGGGTTCGCTTACCCCTAACGCTTTGTCGAGCGCTTCAGCAAAAGAAACAACTGGGGCTGGTGCGGGAGCGGGAGTTGGTGTTGCTGGAGCTATTGGTTGCGAGACTGATTCGGGTGCTGTTACTGTTTCTGTGGGCATAGATTAATCTTCCTTTTTAAGGTTTTCCCAGGGTTCTGGATTGACTACGTTTGGTTTAATAATTTCTTTCAAAGCCTCGATGTTACGAAGGGCATCGTAATACCCCTCGCGACGTGCATTCATCAAGGCATTGTACTGAATCGTATCGACACCTTGCGGGGCTCTTCCCTCGGCTGGTAGAGCGACATCCTTTAAAACATCTAAGCCTTTTTTAAGTGTCTCGTTGTTATCCCAGAGATTTTTCCATTCTAATTGAAGATCTTCTCGTTTTGCCCAATCTTGTATTTTCATTGTGTCTTGACGCTAGAAGGTCAATACTATTTAGGCAAGACTTTTTTGACGGATCTTCTGTGCGGCCTCTGCGTCCCTAATAGCCATTTTTTGCTGAACATCCGCAACCCTTAGCTTTTGATCAAGTTGAGATTGTTGAAGTTTGATTTGGGAATCAATCTGAGCTTTCTGGATGGCCAGTTGTGTTTTTGGATCTACCTGGCCGCCTTGCTGGGATGCTCGAGCTTGTGCCTCTCGCTGAGCCTGCGCGGCAAGTTGTTTGCCAATATTTTCAACGGCCTCTCGCATTTGGTTAAGGATCTGTTTTGCCATTCCGATTTCTTCTCGTCTTGATGGGTCTGAAGCCAACTGTTCAACGTGTGCCGTGCTATGCGGGTACTGTACTTGTAAATATGACATAGCAACTTTAGGGTCGACCTGATTCTGTTGCAGAGCTTGCAAGAACCTAGCCGCGTCCTCCAGGTGCACTCTTGCATGAACCGCATGGTTTTCCCCAGGATTAACGCTAACCCCGCGGCCACCTTGCATCGCATCGTTTTCGAGTTCCGCAATCTTTGCGTCAATTGGAATCCGTTCTACTTCCCCCTTTGGCAGATACCGATCGACCTGATCGTAACCAACTCTTGCAGCTACCCGGTCACGAATAAGATTCCTCTGACCTACCTCGTCAAATCTGGGCATAATGGCCATAAATTCATTGAAGGCCAGCATGCGGGCACCGGGACTCCCAGCTCCAATAGCTCGGACGGCTTGGACTCGGTACACACTCTCAGCGGCCTTCCACGGAACCCCGCGAGCTTCAATTCTTTTGCGGAAATCAATAGCCTCTTCACCTCCCGGCTCGTCCGCCCGATACTTAACGGTAACCAGACGACGGAACTGCTCAGCTAGGAGTTTTTGAAAAGGAATATAATAAAGGTTCATTGCCTGAGCAGAGAGAATGGACTGCTGGGCAAGTTGAGCCTGAACTTCGGTTGCGGTTCTGGCATCGCCATCTGGCATCAACTGGCGCTGATGGTAGGTTCCGGTATTATTTTGGCGGACAACTTCAAGATCTCGGACAATCGGGAGAACATTGCCAGCCAGATTCGGCATAGTTTTATCAACAACGTTGATGCCGGGAGGTAAAATGGAAAGTGGCCCATTGTACATCAGCGAAAGATTGCTGACGTCCTCACCCGTTGCCGGCTGGATCATTAACGCGGAGGAGAGCATGGCGCCATCCACAATTGCGTTACGCATGCGATTCGAAAGCTGGATGAAGGGGAATAGCTTGTAACCTAGCCCACGAACACTATGGAGAAGGCCATTGGTTCCAATCCCGTAGGAAAATAGTACAAAGGCCTCATTTGCATGCTTAAACCGACTAGGCTTTTTGAAAAGGAAATCATCTGTGTCCCCCGCCCGAGTGCCAATGTAGTGAGAGATTGTTCCATCAAACTCCTTGATGAAATAATGAACGCACCGAACGACTTTGGATCGTGCGTGGGAATACATCAGATCATTATTTTTAAGCTCTTCTTGGAGACGCTCCCAATCCCGGGAGTTGGAGGCCGTGCCGTTGTCCGTGGACAATAGGATGGCTTTTCGGGTTTCTTCCACGTTCCACCCAAGTTCAGCTGCAATCTTTGGGTTCTCAATGAACTGGTACAACTCACCAACTAGGTAATGGCGCTCAATTGTAGCTACCTCGACTTTGGTGTCGCAGGCAGGCGTTCCGCGTGGAACTTTGAAATCTTTAAGACCGCACACGCTCCACTTCCAACTACGGTTATCTTCGAAGTAAGCAACACCAACACCTTGTGAAACAAACTGGTGAGACAACATTTGTTGCTTATAGAAAAATTCGTCCCAATCCGTAATGGTTCGGTGGAATTCTTCCGCAATGATGTTTTCCCACTCGACCCTTTGAGCTGGGTCACCCTCGGATGTCTTTACCGAGGCCAGCCTATCAACGGAGTTAACCAAATCAGAATAAGCGGAAAGAGATGTCTCAAGAGCCGCCGCGCTCTCGCCAAAGTTCAGGTTTGCACGATACCCTTGGCCGAGTGACTTTAACTGCTGGGGTGAATAAGGTGGCTCTCCATCCAGCATCGACTGAATCTTTTGACGATCCATCGACGAAGCATCGTCGGCATTCCGTATAGCCGTATATACAGCATGAGCGCTTTTGGCGTCCTTAATTCTTGTCCGAGGGGCTTTCCCGGAATCAGAGATCGTCTCGAGTTCGATAGACACTATCCAGCTAGTCTAACATTGACGGATTTTCGTCAAGAGGAGATTAAACACCAAGGAGTTGACGATTCCCGTAAGAGCTTACATCAAGTTTTATAGCAGACTTGAGCCACCCCTCCCCACGATTGGATACAAGCTTTCCGCCAGCGTACGCATTCAACCTTTGTCTGCAAATGTCCAACATAAGAAAAGCAGCGTCTGCTAAGTCGGGGCTTTTACCCATCCTAGCCTTCATGTCCTTTTTAGGCTCTACAACAAGCTTCCCTCCAGACATGGTGCTGTATTTCCTAGCAGTCAGCTCCCTAGCTAAATCTGGGGTAATCCCCTTCAACTGGCCGGATCTAAGAAATTCAACCCCAACATACCAAAGCTCTGTCACGCGATTTGAAAACTTCTCGTTGGCTTTTACTGGCGACACCCCGCTTGTGGGCATCATGGTTGGCTTCTCACCAAACTTGACCCGAAAGACCCTAGGCGACCACATTTCGCTTAAAATGTCACAAAATGGGTCTCCAGCGCCTGTGGCGTCGATTGCAAGGTGCTCAGGCCTCACACCCTCCTTTTCGCAAATCTCGCGCACCTGGCGGGCAATTTGGAAGTTTCTGGGCTCATTAGCCTTGGTGGAGTCTTCCCGCAAGAGGTAGGACTTGCCGAAGGCCACGGCAGGTACCCCAACATTTGTCTTACCATAGGCTCCAATATATAGGACGCTTCGATCTCCCCCGTTGGTGAAGGCTGGGTCGAACCCAGCAACTTTGGTAGGAGACCCATCCCATGTAGGTAGTGCCTCACCTTCGTAGCGTCGAATATCTGCTTCAGAGTAGATGTTCTGTTCAGCACCAATGGGTGATGGGAAAGACCGAATGAATCGCCAGTAGGACAGAGAGTTCTCTCCTTGGTAGTCCCTTGCCTCACGAAGCTGTTTGGTTGTCAGGAGGAATGGCCACTCGTCGTCTGAGTCGATATTGGGTGTTCGCTCTCCGTCCAAGTGAATGCACTTACCTCGGGTAGTGTCCCACTCATCCATTTCGGCGTTGACGCTATTCCAGGTGTTGACGGGCGTTATAAACTGGCCAAAGGGATCATAAGCAGAGGCGAAATTACCAAGGGCAATGCACTGGAAGTACGGGTTGGAGTCTAAGTTGTGGACGGCCTCGAAAATGGCTGGCGAGACATCTGTGGCTTCGTCGACCAAGAGAAACACTCTTTTGTTCTTCAACCCGATTAACTTCTCGGTGGCTTCCTTTTCCTTATCCTTGGCCGAGGGGATGAGCGTGATTGAAGATCGATCGCTGCCAGCCTCTTCCATAATGAGTTTTCCCATCGAGTCAACGATCTTGCCCGGAAGTCCGGGGACCTGGAGATGTCTCTCGCGAATCACCCCCCACATTCGTTTGCGGGCTTCTCGGACGGACGTAGTCGTCACCAAAACAAGCGTATTGAAGGGATCACAGAGCCAGTTGACCAAACCCCAGATACCAATGCAGTGAGTTTTGCTGGAGGATTTAGGGCCCGAGATGCCTAAATAATTATGCGAACACGCGGCCTCAAATATTCTTTCTGCCCAAGGGTTCCATTGAAACCCTCCTTTGTTTTTTCGTTTATCGTAAGGCCAAAGTAGCTCAACGACTCTTC